AAAAAAATCAACCGTTGCCATTCATGAATCGTTCGGCCTCATATGAGGTTTTGAACGTTGCGAGAAGTTGACGGGAATATCCGTTGGGATACTTACGCTCACGATAAACTTTATACTTCTTACCAACCACAATCAAAACCAGCGTTTCCATTTTCATTCTCCGTTTTCCTGATTATACTCTATAGTATCGGCAACGCAAGAAAAAAAAATGAGAAAAAATATGTGCCATTTTGGCATGGGGGGTTTTTTCATTTTCGCATGGTCGCTTGTGAAAAATGCCAAAAGCCGCCGGTGGTATAAAAAAAATAAGCACCCTCCCACCAAATTGACCGAATTCTTTTTATGCTGATGCTGGTGTATTTGAATCTGTGCTGCTTTTGTACCAGTATCTATACTAGGAATAAAATGTTATGGCTCGTCCCACAATGATAATGATGGATCCAAACTGTTGCTGTTTAGATTGTCCACCCAACTCTACTGCACAACTAGTTGATAATCCTGATGGCCCCGGAGAAAAAATATGCAAATGCATATGCAACGAATATCCTCCAGAATGTAATGATAAAAAATATTTAAGAACCGATCCTTATGGCAAAGCTAAAGTATGGTTAAGTCCACGAGATCCATTAAAACCATGCAAAGGAAAAATTCCCGCAAAATTTTATGAATTCACAGGAGAACCATGTTCATGCTTGTGTAAAAATGTCCATTATAATGATATGTGCAGACATATACCTGATGCTACAGCGCCTGTTGACAGTCATGGATTGTCCAGTTTTCCCTATACTGGCAAAATTGATCCTAGAAATTGTGATTGTGAAAAACTATGTAGCGAAGATTGTGGTAGTTTAGAAATAAATCAATTAATTATTGATACTATTATTGAATATGCTGGTCCAGGAAGTGTTCTTGGTATTAATGGTTGGCCAGAAGGAGGAACATTTAATGATTGTGCTGTTCCTAGTATGTGTTGTGTTCCTATAGTTCCAGCGCCTCCTCCTGACGGCTCTCCACTAAATGAATGTTCAGCATTTTGCGATCCTGAACAAAAAACCCAATGTTGTGGAATTCGTCTTGATGTGATGGAACCTTTAAAAGATATACCTAATCTTACATTTTGCTGTAAAGAATGTGAACAATGTGTTGATAATCAAAGTTTTAATGCCAGATGCGAACCCATTCCCAACTGTATAAAAACAGAATCTCCAGTTCCACAAGGTCCAACAATTCCTATAGAATCATTATAATAGTGTATTATTTGGATAAATAAAACTATCCTTATAGAGACACATAATATGTCAGATATTCATTATTTATACGGTTCGCGCATTCAAACTCCATCTACTGCTAATAATAATCAGTTACAATTAGGCGATACTAATAATGATGGAGTAATAGACATTCTTGACGCGGGTGATGTGACATCCGGATTAATATGGGACGCAAATAATGACGGCACAATAGATATTCTTGACGCTGCTGAGATAAATGCTAATGGGGGCATACCAAATACTTCCATTATAACAAATGTTGATACAGAAAATGATCTATTAAAACCATTTAGTATTGTTAAACCAGATTATTGCACAGAACAACCACCATCAGAACCACGATTCACATTTAATACCCAAAATGGATCGCCCGGAATAATCACAACAGGATGTAATAGTATTTATAATGTTGATGGCACTATTAATTGGCCACCAAATGAATTTGACGATCCTGATAATCCGTTTTTCTGTCCAGAAGGAAAAATGAGAGGCTTTTGTTATGACGGAACAGGCGGAGTATCTTATCAAGATCAATGCACATGCGTTGAAGCTGGTGTAGGAGCCGCTCAAATTGCCATGTTAGGATTTTTTGGAGGTCCAGGAAAAGACGCTGGAAAAAATGCCGCAAAACAAGTATTAAAACGCACAATTGCCACAGCAGAAGATAGTTTAGAAAAGGCTTTAAAATATAGAAGATTTTTAGATACCATGTTAGAATCAGCTTTAAATGGTAAAAAAACATTTGAAAAAGCAGCAGCCGATCTCTACAAGAGAATTTCAGCATTAAAACAAGCTCAGGCAACCGGATTTCATCCGTCAACCGGTGAAAAAGTACCAACCGAAATGATACCCAAATTACAACCAGCTATAGATTTATTAGAAAGAGAATTAAGGATTACATATTCATATCTAGCAACAGATGCTGCGACCATAGAAAAAATTATAGAAGAAATGAAAAGATTTGATGATATTATAGCAGCAGCCAAGAAAACAATGGATAATATGAAGCCATTGCTAGATGATCTTGACCACTTTGATCCTGAAAAATGGATAAGTCTCATTTTTGGCACATTAGTTCCAATTAGCCAGTTCTTTGTTCCAAAAGAGTGTGCTAGTAATCAAGAATTAGATGATGAGTGTAATTGTGTAAATAAACCAATAGTTAGCGGATCATATTCACCGAGTAATTTAAATTTACAAATTTCTAATAACTATAATATAGTAGAAAGTTTATAATTATGGACATCCATTATATATACGGCTCTCGTATTCAAACTCCATCCACAGTTAACAATGCTCAAGTAGAATTGGGAGATGCTAATAATGATGGGATAATTGATATTTTGGATGCTGCTGAAATACTAGCCAACGGAGGAATTCCAAACTCTCCATCTCCCCCAACAATAACTCTTAATCCATTTGATAGTCCTAAAACTTGTCCAGAAGGTCAAGAGTTAACTATAATTCCAATTGGTAACGGCATAACAACCACAGGTTGCACCTCAATCCCAACAGAACCTCCTATTCCAGGTATTGGTCAAGATCCATGGACTTGTCCACCAGGAAAAGTAAGAGGTTTTGGTTTTGATTATGATAATCCTATAGCAGTTCCGGGTTCTATGATTGGTAATCCACAGATAGTTTATCCAATAAAGCTGTTTGGTTGTACATGTGCAGAAGCTAGTGTTAATGTTGCTGAAGTAGCAGTATTAATAGCTTCCGCAGCATGGGTCGCTTCAAGAAAGGCTGCAAAAGCTGGTATAGAACAAGCATTAATTCAAGCAAATAAATATAAAGATGAATTAAATAGCACACTACAAAAATGTTTTAAAAGAATAGATAGGGTAAATTTAGAAATAGGCAAATGGGATGATATAGCAGAGGATATAAGATTAGCAATTGATGATTTTGACCCAAATTTTGAGAGTCCAGCAGTATTAAAAGAACTACAAATAGATCTTAGAAATGCAGAAGCTAAAAAAGGCACAGCTGTTGTTGAAAGAATGGCAACTAATTTAGTAATTAATAATACAACAACATTATTAGATCAGGTTATGGCTAGAATCAATGATTTATTAAAATCTTTGGATGAATTACTCACAGTTACTGATCCATCTGCTTTAGCAACATTGATATTAGGTGGCTTATTGCCAATTAATTTTATAGTACCAAAAGAATGTGGAGATTTTAGCAGATTAGACGATCAGTGTAATTGTGTTCCAATTTCCAGTGGATCTTATTCTCCAACTAGTTTAAATTTACAAATTCCACAAGGCTATAATATTATAGAAAATCTATAGTCGGTGTATAAAAAAATACTTAGCCAAAATACAAGGAGATTCTATAATGGCCGAATATAAACCATCATTTTCATATCAAAGTAAAATATCTTCATCTGAAGTAGTAAATAATGAACCACAGACCGTTATATCACAGGCTGATCAATCTAATACGATGGGATCAGTGGCCAAAAAACAATCAAGATCTTTATTAGGATCATTACCTAGTTATGGTGGAATTGCAACACTTGTTGAGGCTGTTATTTCTGGTGGCTTAGCAACATACCATGATATTCTTACTAATCCAGAATTTCAGTGTTCATTAGTAAATTTAGCTAATCAGTTTAGTTGTGGCAATGATCTTCCATCGTGTCCATCTCCAAAAGATATTATAGCAATTAAACAAGAAGGTAATTCATGGATAGCCGATTGTGGATGTCCTGATACAACATCAGATGAACAAAATAATATACCAGAACCAGATGACAATGATATATTATCTGTTCAACTAGGCGCTGAAAAATGTTTACAAGCAGCAAGAACCCAAGCACTAAAAGATTGTTTACCTCCATTAAATCTAAGAGGCAATGATTCTGCTCCATGGGATGAATATGCTGATATTATTGAAAAAGAAATTGAAGGAATCATTAATAATCCAGAACTTAGTGCTGATGAAAAACTGACTCAGGTTGCTAACTTATTAGAAATGTTACGCAATGCCATTACCATGAATGGCTGGGACGTTGATTATGGACCAGGTTTTGATCATTTTGAAAATGATCGTATAGCTTTTATTAATGCATTTAATGAGTGTGTTGATGATATTAACAATGATTGCGCATTAAATCAAACTCCATCAGCAACAGTTTTAAAACTTCTTCTTAAAGGCATGTCCAGAAAGCCAGAAAAGACTTGTAAAGAAGGTAAAGAATTAAATGATCAATGTGAATGTGTATGTCCTTCTGGCACAACAGAATGTGAAGCAGATGGTAAATGCATGCAGTGTCCAGATGGATCTCTTATGTATGTAGCAACAAGTTTCTTTGGAACCTCATATTGTAAATGTTTTTGTCCTTCATGGACTGTAGAAACATTTATTGGAGATCCAGATGCTGTATATGTACCATCAGAATTTGGCGGTCCAACACCAGAAGAATATAGAGCAAGAAATTATGCTTGTTTGCCACCGTGTCCAGAAGGAATGGTTAGAGAAAAGGGCGGTGGAGAATGCAAGTGTCGTAAGAACACTGGTAGTTGGCTATTTCCAAAGTTTGAATTAGTACCAGCAAGCGGAGCTTGTGATTCTGCTCCTAATGGAACAATACTTGATGGATACACACCAGATCCAAAAAATAATTGCGAATGTGAATGTAATAAACCTGGATATGAGGTTCATATTAATGGTCCTGATTCTGATGGTAGATACACACAAAGATGTCGTGAGCGTTGTTCAGATGAAACTAAATATGATTGGGATAGCGATAGCTGTATATGCCCTGAAACAACCCCATGTCCCGCTGGACAATCCAGATCACCTAATAATGGATGCAACTGCTCTTCTGGGTCATACTCTTATACATCTCTTACAACATCAGAGCTAAAGAAAATAGCATCATCTTTCGGATATAATGTAAAGAGTGATGTTGAACTACTGTAAGTATAAAAAATAAGCCCGGATGTAGTTACTACATTCCGGGTCTTATTATTTTTATTTATCAGACAGTAACTTTATTTTTCTTTGGTCGTCCACGTTGCTTAATAATACCAAGCTTACGTCGTTGTCTTCTAATCATACCATAAGTAATGTTATTGCCTGTCATTTGGCTCAACTTAGCCGCTATTTCATGGTCCGTACTAGTATTAATATTATCATTAATAAACTGTAGTTCTGTCTGATTCCACTTCTTATAAGTTGCCATTTTTATTCTCCTGAGTACAATAATAAGTAACCTTAAGATTTATAGTATTCTAAAATATTAAATGGTCAAGTATGAAAATTACAAATTGCTCATTCATTAATATGGATCATAGAATTGATAAATATATTCATATTACAGAGCAATTAGGATCATGCCCATCTAATATTTCGGTATCTAAATTCAGTGGATTAATTATAGATAATTTTGTAGATTATAATATTGCAAACTATATCCAACCAGGATCTCAAATGCACAAAGGTGTTATTGGATGTTGGATGTCTCATAAAAACTTAATTAAAAAATATTCAGACAGTACACATACTGATGGTTGGACACTCATATTAGAAGATGACATTATTATTAATCCTTATTTTTGGATATATTTACATGGCCTAGAACCACTACAGGATGCCGATATTATATTTTTTGATACATGTCATCATCCTATTGATAATCAGTATATTATTGATCAAAATCTGAAAATATACAACATATATACTAGTTTTCCAATATTTGTTGGTACTCATTGTTATGCTATTAAAAACTCTTCTCTAAATAAAGTATACAATATTTTAGATGGTGTAGTAACATATAAAGATATTGATGGATATTATTTTGATAATAATCATATTATTAAATATAATTATCAAAGCGGATTAATTAAAATTAACCATAATTTTATCTCAGATAGACTTACTCCTTTATAGGATATAATATATTATGAAAACAAAAATAGTCTCGTCTATATTAGATATAATAGAATCTAAAGATATTGATGTTACAGAAGATCTTAAAAAAGACGAAAAAACATGTGCATCAGTCAAAGAGATATTCGAAGAAATAAAGAATGAAGAAAAAAAACCAAACTGATTTTCAAAAAAAATATGGCATAACAGAAGAAGATTTTATAGTTGTTACAAAAAAAATTACTCAAAAACTAAGTTATAAATTTAAATTTGGATATCATGATATAGATGATATGAGGCAACAAGCAACTATATTTGCATTAGAAGCATTAGAAAGATATGATAAAAGTAGACCATTAGAGAATTTTCTGTGGACCCATGTTCGTAATAGACTTTTTAATTACAAAAGAGATAACTATCAAAGACCCGATAAGCCATGTTTGAGCTGTCCATTATATGATCCTAAATTACAATGTTCAATAAATGGATGTAAAGAATACTCTAATAAAAGTGATTGCGAGTTATATCGACAGTGGGAAGAGCGTAATACAAGAAAGAAAAATCTGGTTCAAATGTCAGGACAAATTAATGAAGAAACAGTAGAGGATAATAAAGATTTATTAGATAATATATCAAATCAAGAAATAATGGAATTATTAGATACTAAATTAAGTTATCAGTATAGAGAAATTTATTTAAAAATCAAAAATGGTGAAAAGGTTTTATCTGTGGATATTAATAAACTAAAAAAAGAAATTTTCAGGATACTAAATCATGAGTCAGATACCTAAGAAGCGCGGACAATTAAGCTTAGATGAAGAAAAATTTATCAAGGAAAGTGTTGAAGAGTTATCTATTGAAGAGATAGCCTCTAAACTAAATAGAAATATAGCCCCAATACAAAGATTCATAAAAGAAAATAGATTACTAATTGCTAATTCAGAGGATAGTAATGAATATGAAATATTAAAAATCAAATTACATAGTAAAACTTTCTGGCAAGAGATATTAAGACAATTTGATGAAGATAGTGGTGAATTAAAATATTTTGAAGATACATGGATAGGATTAATAAAACAGTTTCGAGAAGATGTTTTACCAGCAGAAGAACTACAAATAAAACAATTTATTACTATAGATATTCTTATTAATCGAAGTATGAAAGAAAGAAAGAGGCATATTTCGGAAACAGAAAAACTGCAAAAACTAGTTGATAAGGAATACGAAAAACCCGAAGAACAAAGAGATATTCCTAAATTAGCTAATTTAGAAACGCAACTGAGTTTTGCTCGCAATAGTATTGCAAGTTATACCAATGAATATACTAAACTCTTAAATGAGCAACAAAAGATTAGTAAAGATCTAAAGGCTACAAGAGAACAAAGAATTAAAAGAATAGAAGATGGTAAAAGTAGCTGGGTTGGTTTAATAAGAATGTTAGAAGACGAAGAAATTAGAGAGCAAGAAGGCAGACAGATGGAAATAATAAGGATGGCCACCGATAAAGCTAAAAGCCAGTTGGCAGAATACCACAACTATCAAGACGGTTCTGTAGATCTGCCATTTTTAACTCCAGAGACAGTAAAATGAGAAATTACCAAGATCCTCAATACAAACAATGGAGACAGTTAGTTTATGCGCGAGATCTATACAAATGTCAATGGCCGAATTGCACCTATAAAGGTAAAAAAATAAATGCCCATCACATTAAAAGGTGGAGTGATTATCCAGGATTGAGATATCACCCATCAAATGGAATCACACTCTGTCAAAATCATCATAAAATGATAAAAGATATGGAAAGTGATTATGAATTATTCTTTCTCAAATTAATAGCAAATAAAAATGAACTATCCTGAATTTACAGTAGTTGTGGATACTAGAGAACAAAATCCATGGGAACTAAAACATTATACAAAAGCTAATAAAAAATTAGATACTGGTGATTATAGTATAGAGGGATATGAAGATATTCTATGTATAGAACGTAAATATAGTATATCAGAATTTGCTAATAATATGAGTGAAAAACGTTTCATAAATGTATTGGAGCGTATGAGCAAATATAAATACTCATATATTATTATGGAATTTGATTTTGAAGACATATTAGATTTTCCCATAGGAACAGATATACCAAAAAGAGTATGGGATAAACTAAGAATATCTCCAGCGTATATAATTAAATATATTACTGATATACAAATGAAATATAATGTGCATGTATTATTTTGTGGATCCCCAATTGGTGCTGAAAAAATGGCCCTTTCCATAATGAGAAGAGTTATAGAATATCATGGTAAAAAACAAGACAGTATTTGATGATGCCTGGCTTGGCCTTGGCGATCTAGACTCAATAATTATACCAAATAATCCTATGATACATAGGCTTAAAGAAGATATAGAAAATCCAGATAAGCACCTTTTAAGAGTATTACGAAATCCACAATATTTTGGAATAACCTGTAAATTATTATTCAATATAGAGTTACATCCTATACAAATAGCAATACTACAGGAATTCTGGATACGACCATTTCCTATGTTTATAGCGTCTCGTGGTTTCGGTAAAAGTTTTTTAATGGCTCTATATTGTGTTTTAAGAGCAATACTTGTACCAGGAACTAAGGTGGTGGTGGTTGGTGCCGCATTTAGACAAAGTAAGGTTATTTTTGAATATATGGAAACTATATGGAGAAATAGTCCCATATTAAGAAGTATATTTACTGGTAACGATGATGGCCCACGACGAGATGTTGATAGATGCACATTAAGACTAGGAGATAGTTGGGTAATGGCTATACCTATGGGTGATGGTAGTAAGATTAGAGGTTTAAGAGCACACATTATTATCGCAGACGAATTTGCGTCAATATCTCCTGATATATACGAAACTGTTGTTTCTGGTTTCGCCGCTGTTAGTGCCACTCCTATTCAAAACGTTAAAGAACAAGCCAAGAAAAAAGCCATGATAGAGGCTGGCATATGGAACGAAGAATTGGAAAGTTTAGAACTTAAAAAAGGAAATCAAGCTATTATTAGTGGAACAGCAGATTATGCTTTTAAGCATTTTGCACAATACTGGAATAGATATAAAGCTATTATTAATAGCAAAGGAGATATTAAAACTTTAGAAGAAGTTTTTAAAGGAGAAGTTCCAGAAAATTTTAATTGGAAAGATTATTCTATAATTAGAGTTCCATACGAACTAATCCCAAAAGGATTCATGGATGATCGTCAGGTAGCACGAGCAAGAGCAACCATACATAGCGGTATTTATAATATGGAATATGCCGCTTGTTTTACTGCTGATAGTAATGGGTTCTTTAAGCGCAGTCTAATTGAAAGCTGCGTTGTTAATGATTCTAATCCAATCATTATACCAGAAGTTGGCTCAGTAGTTTTTGACGCCGTTACTTGTGGTAAGACAGATAAGCAATATATTTATGGTATAGACCCTGCTAGCGAACAAGATAATTTTAGTATAGTAGTATTAGAATTAAATAAAAATCATAATAGAATAGTATATTGTTGGACAACTAATAGAACTAATTTTAAAGAAAGACAAAAAGCTGGATTGGTAGATGAATTTGATTTTTACAGATTTTGTGCTAGAAAAATTAGAAATTTAATGAAAGTATTTCCTTGTGTTAGAATAGGAATGGATGCTCAGGGTGGAGGTATAGCGATTGAAGAAGCGTTACATGACCCCACAAAATTAGAACCTGGTGAACAACCAATATGGCCAGTAATAGATTATGATAAACCAAAAGATACAGATAATCAACCAGGATTGCATATACTAGAATTAGTACAGTTTGCTAAAGCAGATTGGACTGCACAGGCTAACCATGGATTAAGAAAAGATTTTGAAGACAAGGTTTTACTATTTCCTCGTTTTGATGGACTATCATTAGGATTAGCTTTAGATAAAGAGGGATTAAATATTATGGAAGCTGATTTAGATACTAATCTATATGATAGTTTAAGTGAATGTATAATGGAAATTGAAGAATTAAAAAATGAATTAACAACAATAGTAATGACACAAACTAGTACCGGTCCTAATGCTAGAGATCGTTGGGATACTCCAGAACTTAAACTTCCTAATGGCAAAAAGGGAAGACTACGAAAAGACCGATATAGTTCATTAGTTATAGCTAATATGCTAGCAAGACAAATGGGTAGAATTTTAATAGCTCCTAACTATGATATAGTTGGCGGTAATTTACAAACAATGACAAAGCAAGACGGCGAGATGTATAAGGGGCCGGAGTGGTTTACATCAGGAGCAAATGATTCAAATTATTTAGGAATATATAGATGACCAATAAAAATATACATATTGCTATATGTGGCCATGAAGATAGTCAAGAATACAATTTTATTGGAAGTAACCACTATAAATTTTATAATCTTAATAAACTAAGTTTTGATAATGATATTTTTGCTCAAAATACCTTCGGCGAATCTAGAATATTATTAGCAAAAAACATTTTTAATGATGAACATATTCAGGGAACAATAACGGCTTCTTGGTCAAAAAAATATATGTGTGGTGATTTTGATACATTTTTAACAGAAATTTTATTAAATAAATTTGATAATATGCAAGACAACGAAGTTTTTTGTATGACTGCTTGTTACGGTAAAAATCATCCAAATTATCATAATAATCCCATATATTTGAAAAATTTTCAAATCAATCAAAGACAGGCTATGCCATTTACTAATGACATACAAAACATATTAAAATATGTTACTGGTTTTGAATACGATGAATCATCTATAGCTCCATTCTCTAATCAAATTATTACTAATAATAATATTTTTAATTTATATAGAACAAATATGATTAAAATTATTTATGATTTATTAGAAGCTGTTGGAGAAAATTTTAGTTATTATCCAATTACAAAAAAACTATCAAGTTCAATTATTGATCAAAGAAGAGCATTTGCCTATTTAGTTGAAGAGGCTGCCATGTTATGGTGGTCAAAACAAAAAAATCTTAAAATAATTCCATTGTGTGAAGTAAATTCTACATGGTATTCAAATAACCAGCATCTCATATAAGGAAATCTATGTATAAAAAAATTATTTTTGCAATTATATCACGATTAGATTATATAGACTCATTATATAATATTTTATTAAAACACTATCACGAATATGATGAGTGTTATCTTTGTATAAATACAAATAAAGATATAGATATATATAAAAATAAATTTACTACCAATAATAAAGTTAAACTAAAAATAGAAACATTTGATGAATTACAACCAAACCCATTAATGAATTTAAATACTTTTTATAAAAATTATGCTATAGATGAAAAATCTGTTTATATTAAAATTGATGATGATATGTTATGGTTTGAAGATAACTTTTTTACAAAATTATTTAACTATAGAATACAGAATAAAGATAATTTTTTAATTTATCCATTAATTATTAATAATGCTATTTTAACAAATATCTTAATAAGATTTGGTAAATTTGAATGGGATAATAAGTGCTGGTATCAGCCAATGGATCCTATAGGTTGGGGTAGTGGATTATTTGCAAAAGAATTACATGACAAATTTTTAGATATTATTAAATTAAAAACATACAATAATTTAAAATTTGATAAATGGGTTTTAGATTGGAGAGAATTAGTTAATATTAATGTTATTAGTTTCTTTGGATCAGATATGAAACTTGTGGCCCCTACATTGAATTTCCATACTGATGAAGCATATTTTTGTCATTATGGTCCTTCATTATTAAATAAACAAAATATTATTTATGGTCAATTTATTTGTTCTCATTATGCTTTTCAACCACAAAAACAATATCTTGATACAACAGATATTAAACAAAAATATTTAAATTTATATCAATAAAGTATTGGTGTATAAATGACTAATCCTATTACAATAGAATTACAATACTACTATGACAAAAAAATACCCCAAAAGCGATGCTATACAAAATGCGGCCATTGAAAATGAAAATGCTTATGTAACATGGGGCGAGGACTTAGCCAGTAAACAACAAGCATTAAATGAAGCCTCAAAGTCATTATCAGAATTTGATATAGTACATTATTCTAATGCTGGTAGTAGATATCGTACAGATTTTTCTAATTTAGATGGTAATACTTCTGGCCGACCAGGATTAACAAGGTCGGATTATGACAAGTTTAGACCAGATGAGGCTGTACCAGAAAAGCTTCGTAATATTATTAAAGCGGCTGATACCATCTATCAAAGAGTTGGTCTTGTTAAAAATGTTATTGATCTTATGGGTGATTTTGCTTGTCAAGGAATTAGAATTTCTCATCCTAATAAAAGGATACAGCGTTTTTACAGAAACTGGTTTGAAAAAGTAAATGGTTATGAAAGAAGCGAAAGATTTTTAAATTATTTATATCGTACTGGTAATGTTGTGATTAATCGTCAAACAGCAAAGATTAGTCTTAAGGTTAGCGATAATTTATATAGAGCGGTAGCAGCAGCAGACCTAACCATATCGGATGATGAATTAAAGGTAGAAAAAAGAGAAATACCATGGAAATATACCTTTATTGATCCAGCATATGTTGATGTGGTTGGTGGTCCATTAGCATCTTTTTCTGGTTCAAAAATTTATGCTATTACTTTACCATCAAATCTTAGAAGAATTATTAATAATCCTAAAAATGAATATGAACAAAAAATGGTGGCTGGATTACCATCATCAATAGTAGAAGCTGCTAAAACAAAAAAACCATATGTATTAGATAGCAATAAAACAATTGTATGTCATTATAAAAAAGACGATTGGGCCACCTGGGCCTATCCTATGATTTATAGCATTATGGATGATATATTCATAATAGAAAAACTTAAATTAGCTGACGTTTCAGCATTAGATGGTGCTATTAGTAATATTCGAATTTTTAAACTAGGTAGTTTAGAACATAAGGTTGCTCCAACAAAAGCAGCGACTGCAAAACTTGCACAAATATTACAAAATAATGTCGGCGGTGGAACAATGGATCTTGTTTGGGGTCCAGATATTGAATTATTAGAAAGCAAAACTAGTGTTCATCAATTTCTTGGAGAGGGTAAATATACTCCTCACCTTAATAGTATTTATGCAGGATTAGGTATTCCTCCAACTCTTACTGGAACATTCGGAGCAGCAGGAACAACTAATAATTTTATTAGTCTCAAAACACTAACACAAAGACTACAATATGGTCGTAAAATACTAACCGCTTTTTGGAAACAAGAAATAGCGATGGTACAAAAGGCTATGGGCTTCAGATTCCCTGCAAAAGTAGAATTTGATAGAATGGATCTTAGTAATGAAGATGCTGAGAAAGCTTTATTAATTCAATTAGCAGATAGAAATATTATTAGTGATGAATTACTACAAACAGCCTTTGGTCTTGATTCTGATATGGAAAAGGTTCGAGTCAAACGAGAACAAAGAGAACGAGATAACGAAAGTTATGTTCCAAAGTCTGGACCTTACTACAACCCAGAAATTGAAAAAGATTTACAAAAAATTAGTTTACAAACCGGAATTGTTACTCCTAGCGAAGTTGGTCTAGAACTAGAAAAGAAAAAGAATGGAGAAAAGAGTGCTGTTGATCTTAAAAATGATGCGCTAGTTCAGAAGCAGGCACTGGCTCCAAAAACTCCTGTTGGAGTATCTGGTCAAGGTCGCCCTAAGAATAGCAAAGATAGTGGTAAAAGGGCCACAAAGAAGTTTGCCCCACAAACAGGAGCCTCTTTACAAATTTGGGCAAATCAAGCACAAGATAAAATTAATGAAATTCTTAATCCATATTTCTTAGAGTTCTATAAGAAAAAGAACATGAGAAGTTTAGCATCGACAGAATATCAAGAAGCAGATACCACTAAAACTAAATTGTTTTTTCTGCTAGATCCTTTTGAAAAAATTAATCAAGAATCTTTACTTAATAAACTATCAAATATAGACCAGGACAATAAACTATATTCTCAATATAAAAATTATAGTAGGACAGTAGCTAGTGAGATAGATCATGAACTATCTAGTGAAGAGCTAAAAACTGTTAAAACTATAGTATTTATGGAGAACTATAATGACGTGTAACTGTAAAAATAATGATAAAA